TTGCCTGACTCCGAGCAGCGCCTTGCATCAGTGATCACACTGCCCGCTGGCTTCAGCGTTGTGTGCGAAAACCGCGACTGGAAAATGCAATGCGACCTCCAGGAATGGGTGATGAGCATTGATGCCAGCAACCTCGACACCACTGCCATCGGCGACACTTTCGGTGAGCATGTCAAATCGCTGGTGCGTGGCGCTGGCAGCTTGCAATTCTTCGCAGAACACAGCTACGTCGATAACGAGCAAGATGGCCTCGCATTGCTCAGACTGGTTCTGCTGACCCAGAATCAGTGCAACACCAAAGCACGGTTCTACCTGTACAAAGACCGTACGGAACCGTCGCCACGCATCGATGGATCGGTCTACTACGAATGCGATATTTTGCTGACCAACACTCGCCTGAACACCCGCGCTACTGACGTAATCGCTGGCACGGCTGATTTTGTGGCCACATCTGAGATCAAGCTCAAAGTAGTAGCCTGATTCTTGGCGTCGCTACGATGACTCTATGTAATGCCTAGGTAACGTGGCGAGTCTGGAATTTGCCGGTGACAGGCAGATTGCTGGCAATGCTGCTGTTTCCGCTGGCGCCTCCGCACAGGCCGATCCACTTAACGCCCCATTTACTCTTTACGTCAACCCTTACACCGGCAGCGATGAGTTTGTCGGTGGATCGTATAACGACTACGAAACCGGCTCGACGCCGCAAGAAATTATTGAGTCAAAGCTCAAGCGCCTTGAAAAACAACGCTTGACTTGCGGCTTTACGCCACAGCGCCCGTTTAAGACGATCAACCGCGCTGTCATCGAAGCGGCAATCATCACCAGTAAGGACTGGTACACGGTTACTGATCCTGCCGCGCATGTGGACTGCGTGAGCATCGTGCTCAGCACTGGTGTTCACACGCTGTACAACGACCCCGGACAAGCCAGCACGAGCATCGCCAGCTGGGGCACGTCAAAAACACCTGACAGCACCGAGCTGATCAAGTTCAACCCTGCCACGGTTGGCGGTGTGCTGCTGCCTCGCGGTTGTTCGCTGTGCGGACCTGATCTCCGCAAAACCACGATCCGGCCCAACTGGGTGCCTGCTGTTGCTGACGAAGCAGCGGACTACAGCAACCGTCGCGGGATGCTGAAGATTACCGGCACCGGCTATTTCTTTGGCTTTACGGTAATGGACAAGATTGGTCTTGAGGCCAGTCATCACCTGCTAGATGCGTTCCATTTCGCAAGCGAATCTGAGCTTGATGATTTCTACGTCAAGACCTTTAGCGCAGTTGGGTCTGGAGCGGATCTCGGCTCTGCACTGACTGTCACACGCGGTACTGAGTACCAAATCGTTGGTCCGATTGACCGCACTCAATCGCCTACCAGGGCTTGGGACACGACCAGCAGCGCTTCACCTTACATCTTCAACTGCTCCATCCGATCCAACTACGGCATCGGTGGTGCGTTCATGGATGGCTCCAAGGTTGAGGGCCTGAAATCCATGGTCTGCGCCAACTTTACTGGCGTCAGCCTGCAGAAGGACATGGACTGCTGGCAGCGATACAGCGGCGGCACCTGGACAACGACGACTTACGAGCAGTACATCAATACTGATCCTGACGAGATCAGGATGAATCCAGCACGAGTCAGCCGTCACATCAGCGCCATTAACAATGCCTTCATCCAAGAGGTTTCAGTTTTTGCCATCGGTCAAGGCGTTCACCACTTCACCGATCTTGGTGGCGAGATTACCGTTACCAATAGCAACAGCAGCTTTGGTGGTTGCGCTGCGATCAGCAAAGGTTACAAATCCTTCCCCTTCCCGCAAGACGAAAACTGGAGCGTATCAACTCTCACAGTCCCTTTGAATGTCAGCGAAAAGACCGGCAACATCCGCCGCATCTATCTCGGCACGGTTTCGGCCATCACCAGCAGCCTGATCACACTGGAGTCTGAGCTTGCTGTTAGCACTGAAAGCTCAACCGTTCCAGCGATTTTGCTGGCCGACAATTACACACTTAAGAACGGCACAAAAATCTGGGTTGAGAATCCTACTGGTGATGATTGGCAAACTGAACTGACATCTTCCGCTTGGTCAAGCTCCAGCCCTGATGAAATCAATGTATCTGGTGCGCTTGAGGAGTCTGACAGCGGTCAACCTGCCGGAACCAATCCCGACACTGGTGAAAGCCTTGCGGTCGGCAAACGAGTCTACATTCGTCGCATCGTAGATACCCGCACACCTTCTGAACGCCGAGTTTCGCTACAACTCGGCAACACCGGCAGCACCAGGCTGCCAGAGCGCAACTTCATCGTTCAAACCGACCCTGATCGTGCTGGTGGCGCGATTTCCCGTGAGTTCGCCGCTGGCGGCTCCGAAGTCCTTGCCGTCGGCACTACTGGCGTCGGCACCGCAACAGGCGTGCTTACCGCTGCCGAAATCACGCTTCGTCGATCTGCGCCAACTGTCGTTTACCGCAGTGCAGGCGATACTTACTACCGCGCTGGTACGGTGGTGCGTCACAACAACAAGCACTACCAAGCAACGCGCAATCATATAGCAACGTCTACCAACCCAGATCTTGATTTCTGGGGCGAAACGTTTGTCCACATGGCTTCCGATTACAACACGGAAGACAATCGAGCCAATGAAGAAGCGATCATCGTATTTGACACCGATACGGATGATTCCGCAACAAGTACAACGCTCGGTATTAACTTCACTACCGTCTGGACTTCTACTGGCAGCGTTCGGGATCAATACCGCTCCAGCACTGATTATTTGGGCGCTCATGCTTTCTTGGTCGCGCTCGGATTCAGCGATGCTGATGCACACGCATCGCTGGTGCCGCAGACTGCTGCAAACCGCGAGCTTGACCCTAACAGTGACTTGACCGGCGTCCCCAGCAGTGGTGCAGCGAGGCCACGCTTGGGAATGGGCAGGCTTCCTGAACTACTCCAAAGCAATCCCGGCAGCACAAAAAGAACTTGGTCCGCAAAATAAGTTCACGTACTACTTCACTAATGTTGCGGGCGGTCGCGTTGTGCCTCAAGGCAGCAACGAGGACGGCTTCAACATTACACCTCGCGGGCTAGAGGATATTGAAACTGGTGCGACGCTTTCCGTTGATCAAATTGGCAGTTCAACTATCGACCAGTTCCAAAATGTTTCTTTTGAGTCGTTAAACGTTACCGGCACAGCAACAATCGATTCGCTGGTTGTTAACAACAGCGTTGACTTCCCTGATACGGCACGCGCCACTACCGAAGCTAATGGTGTCGTCAGCCTTGCCGATGCCGAACAGCTTCGCTCTACTTCGATTATTTCTGGTGCCAATGACGCGCAGCGAAATGAGCAAATCAACCAAAACCCTGATGTTGTCACGCTCAAGGGCCTGAACTATTGGGCACGATCTGCGGGTGTGGTAACCCGTCGTCCTGGTGTTACCACCATTTGGGTTGTGCCCGATAATGCTGTTGAGGGTGGAACGTATGTATTTGACGGAACAAGCGTTACGTTAACCGAAGACCCAGATCGCACTGGTGCGGATTTAACAAACATCTCGCCGGAAGCTAGCAACCGTGCTGTCAAGCTGAACCGCGCTGTTGAGTATGGCAATGGGATTCTAAGCACACTAGAAACTGCAAATTATCAACTCGCCAATGGACCTTACTATACCAACGCATCCTTTAACCACATCGCAAATGTGATTGGTTCGCCTAGTTCGTTCAGTCAAACTGTTGAAATTGCGGACTACCGCAATGCGGGCACATCACCTAACACAAATGTCAAAAACCTGCAAGATACTCTTGGGGTGCCGTGCTTTGCTACAAGGATTGTCATTGGCACTAACAACAAAAACGAGAGGACTACGATTCGAGCAACACCCTATCGCCTGACGTTCAACGAAGGCGGCTCGATTAACGGCATCTGCTGGACAAGTGTGGATCAAACACTTGCCGACACTACAAATTTTCCAAGCAGTATTTTTACTGGCAGTTCGTACCGGGACGCAAACAGCAACTCGCTCAAAAGCTACCT